CAATACTTCTCAGCGTTACTAATGAAAGAATAGCCCTATCGGTCGCAAGTTCAGAACTTGCTTTATCTGTTTCGGGTACGAATATTAGTTTTTCAGTAGTCAGTAACCCCGTAGCGATTACGGTAGAGAGTAGCGAAATCGCTTTATCGGTCGCAAGTAATCCTGTGGTTATTGAGTTTAATACTGGGAATGTGACGATAACGAATAACTACGGCGCGGACACCGTAGCAATTACAGCGGCGGAAAATTTAGGTGGGCACAGGATTATAACAGTTGAGGGTTTTTACGCAAGCAAGGACACGGCAACGGACAGAAACAAAGTTTTAGGCATGACTACGGGCGCGGCAAGTATAGGTAGTGAGGCAACGGTAGCGGTAAGCGGTTTTATAGAAGAATCAAGTTGGAACTGGAATGTTGATTTACCTGTATTCCTATCGACAAACGGACAATTAACACAATCGGCAATTACAAGCGGTTTTTCACTGATAGTAGGAAAGCCAAGAACGGCAACTAATATGTATATCAGTATTTCAGAACCTATAATTTTAATCTAAAATGGCAGCGAATAAATATTTAAAGAACAACGCCGGAAATGCGATTGAAGAAACTTCAATAGACACAAGCGCGGGCGCGGGTGACGCGGGGAAGATTGTAGCGGTTAATTCTGACGGCGTACTTGACCATTCCATTACAAACGCGATTACCACCACAACGGGCGCAAGCGACGCGGGAAAGTTGGTCGCCACAGACGCGGGCGGGCTTATCGCTCTCGAATTCATGCCTGTAGGTGTTGGACCGGACACAGCCCCAATTACCGCAAGCGAATCATTAACGGCGGGTGACTTTGTAAATATCCATATTTCATCGGGTATCAAAGTACGCAAAGCCGATGCAACCACGGCGGGCAAAGAAGCGGACGGGTTCGTACTTGCAAGCGTATCGAGTTCGGCAACGGCAACGGTATATTTCCGCGGTTCGAATACAGCCGTTTCAGGATTAACAGCGGGAACTGAATACGTTTTGTCCACAACGGCGGGCGGTGTTTTGGCGGTAGCGAGCGCGCCGACAGGAACGGGCAAAGTGAATCAAAGATTAGGCAAAGCAGCATCGGCAACGGTGCTGAATTTCCAACGTGGCATGCCTATAACATTAGTATAAAATGTCAGATAAAAAACCGCTTGTAAATAATGCAGGAAATGCCGTTGAGATTGCTACGGGTGATACTATACCCGTCGCAAACGGCGGCACGGGCGCAACGACCAAAGGCGGGGCGGTGGCGAATTTGCTTGCTGAATCTGTAACGATTGCGAATTGCGCGAATACTACGACCGAAACGACACTTTTGTCAGTCACTATACCTGCTAATACGTGGGCGAATGGTGAGGAAATAGCACTATTTGGAGTGTTTACGCATAGGCAATTTAGCGGCGGGGCTGTGAATCTTACATTTAAAGCGAAAGTCGCCGGAGTTTCACTGACCACTCTTTCGTCGAGCGCGGTTTCGAGTCAAACAGCCATAGGTACAACAAAGCGCGGAACGTTTTTTATGAGGGTTGGAAATGATGTGTACGCGTCGGGCAACGTCACGTATGGGAAATTCAATCAGACGGGTAATTTTTACACAGCATCAATGACCACTAACTCATTTTCTGGCAGTAGTGGCAATATTTGGGCGGGCGTAGATTTCACGTCCGATATAACGATTGAAATCACTGCTCAATGGAGTTCGGCGAATGCGAACACGTATATAAATACACTTGTCGGAAAGTGTGAAAAGTCATGATTGAAAAAGCCAACAGAATCTCCCAAATCAAACGCGAAGCAGCCGAACGAATCTTAGAAATTTGCCCTGTCTGGATGCAATCGAATTTCAATGCGCGGGCGAATGAGTTGAATGCTATTCGTTTTGAACGTGAATTGACCGATGAAGAAAACACTGAGTGGATTAATATGCTTGCGATATGGCATGCGGTGAAGCAAATTAGGATTGACAGTAATATCGCAGAAAACACAGTGAACGGATTGAATACAGTTGAAGAAATCGAATCATTTTCATGGTAACCACCGAAACTCCGATATACTGGATATTCAAGTCGCAAGGGCGCGAATTTCATTATCCAAAAGCGGTGTGGAGTTTTGACGGCGCGAAAAAGAATCTCGAAGATTATTTTAAGCAAGTGGAAAATTTCGATAGTAAACGTAAGAAATGAAAATCTTTACTCACATATTCACGTTCGTCGTAGGTATCGCAATAGCTGTTATCTATTTTCAATCGTGCAATCCAACGCCAAAACCAATAACAAATACAGAGTATCGAGATACGACTATTTTTGTCCATGATACGGTGTTTAAGGGTGAGGGTAAATCAGAATTAAAATACACCTATTCCGGCGTATTTAGAGATACGGTAATTAGGAATGATACGGTATTCATTACCCTACGCGATTCGGTGAGCTTCACGGCGAAATTAGACACAATCCAAGGTGCAGACACCCTAAACCTTAGATTTAATTACCCGTCGGCAATGTTCAGTTACCGGTTAAGTAGAGCACCGATTGAAGTCAAGTACGTGAACACAGTTACGACGAACACAGTCACATTGCAGCCAAGAAAATTAACTATCGGCATCCAAGCCGGAGCGGGTTTTGTACAGCCCTTGGGCGGTGCAGGCGGTATCGGTGTTTATGGTGGCGTAGGTATAGGTTATCTATTATATTAGTATATATATTTAAACGCGAAAATTAACTTCTTTAAAGAGAATAAAGGGGTCAGGGGTGAACTATGAAAAAAATACTCTTATCGTTATTATTACTCTCATCTTGCAGCTATTCCACGTATCAATACAAAGCAAGTTGCAAGGTAAGTAACCAAATGCTATTCGAGCGGCTTACGTCCGTTCTCGCAGCTGAGGGGATGCAAATCAAGCAAGTAACAGGCAACTACTTACAAGCTGAATCAGCGCCGGAGAGCGGTAGGTATGGGATAATTAGCACGAATATATGGGTTATATCCGTCCTTGCCGATACCGTTACAATCAAGTCAACTACCAAACAGCGATTGCCTGACTTTGAAAGGGAATACGATAACGGAGATGAGCTAAAGCCTGAAAACACATGGTATTGGAATGTTAGGAAAGAAGTAGAGAGTATTTGCAGTAGTAAAATTGTGGTATTTGAGAGTAAGAAATGAAAATAAGTGAGCTAATTCCTGACGATAAGAATTACAACCAAGGCAATGAATTTGGTAATTCACTGATAGAAAAATCACTCCGTAAAAACGGCGCGGGGCGTTCTATTTTGATAGATAAGAATAACCGTATCATTGCGGGAAATAAGACGGTAGAAAACGCGGCAAGCATAGGGATTGAGGACTTACTTATCGTGGAATCGGACGGTACTAAAATCATAGCTGTAAAACGCACTGATATTGATTTAGATAGTAAAGCAGGGCGGGAAATGGCACTCGCGGATAATGCAACGTCAAAGGCGAATATAGTATGGAATCATGAGAATTTGAAAGACGATTGGGGCGTGGACGAGTTGAAAGGGTGGGGGATTGAAGAAATGAGCTTTGGCGGTAAGAATGAAGAAATCGACGTTTCGGATTTTGCCGACGAAATGATTATCAAACTCAAATACACAGCTGAAGAATACGAACTTGTTAGAGAGCAATTAAGCAAGGTAGCAGCAACGCCCGAAATGGCAGTTTGGAAGTTATTGGGCAATGAGTAAATTTCCTTATAAATGGTATTTGAAAGACGGTTATCCGCCGTCAAACGGATTGAAAGTATTTGGTACTTTTATTTGTGGAGGCGGCTCTTCGATGGGTTATAAGTTGGCAGGGTTTGAACATCTCGGAGGCGTAGAGATTGACAAGAAAGTAGCAGACGTTTACCGAGCAAATCACAACCCAAAATACTTATACAATGAAGATATACGAGAGTTCAATAAAAGGACTGATTTGCCAAGTGAGCTTTACGAATTAGATATTTTAGATGGTTCGCCGCCGTGTTCTACTTTTTCAATGGCAGGCGCAAGGGAAAAAGGATGGGGCAAAGAAAAGCAGTTTAGAGAAGGGCAGGCATTACAGACTTTGGATGATTTGGTATATGTCTATTGTGATACTATAATCAAGTTGCAACCAAAGACTTTTATACTTGAAAACGTAAAGGGAATCATTGCAGGAAACGCCAAAAGCTATTCTAAAAAGATAGTTGAGAAAATGACAAAAGCGGGTTATTCTGTGCAAGTTTTCCTATTAAATGCGGCAAGTATGGGAGTTCCGCAAAAGCGCGAAAGAGTGTTTTTTATTGGTAGTAAAAAGGAATTAGGATTGCCTAAGTTGAAATTGGAGTTTAATGAGAGGGCGGTAACGTTTGGGGAGGTGGATAGTGGGATAATTGAAAGTAAAAAACTATCGGACGGATTTTTAAAAGATTGGAATAATGCGGGTGCTGGGTGTAGTGTTGGGAAGTTTTTTTCTAACCACAAAGTAAGCCCGAATGAAGTTTTGAGCACGATTGCAAGCGGGACATATAAATTCCATTGGAAGCAACCAAGGGAGATTTCAGATGGTGAATTTTGTCTTTGCGGCTCTTACCCTCTCGATTACAACTTCAAAGAATTAGAGCCAAAGTATTTAATCGGCATGAGCGTACCACCCGTAATGACAGCACAAATAGCAAATCAGATGTATTTGCAGTGGTTTGAAAAACAGTTGAAAAACAGTTGAGGAAACAGATAAATCAATGTGGCAAATAATGAAAATCTTAAAAATAGAAAATCGTGGAAAAAAGGTCAGTCGGGTAACGAAAAAGGTCGCCCCGTGAAAACCATAACCGAGTATCTCCGTGAGTATGGCAGTGCAACTAAAATTGATGCAACTGTCAAAATCACGAAGTCCGACGGCAAGGAATACACGAAGGTAATTAAACTTGAAAGTGCTACTACTATCAATGAGTTAGTAGGATTGACTTTAATTCAGGCAGCGCTTGCGGGCGACTTAGCAAGCCAAAAAGAGCTATTAGACAGAACCGAGGGCAAGGCAAAACAGGAGCTTAAAATTAACTCCGAAAACACGAATTACACGCCTGAAAATAAGCTCGATTACTCTAAGCTCAATAAAGAGCAACTACTTGAATTACGGGAACTTAAATTAAAAGCACTTGAAATAGAGAAGCAATGTGTTACAGAATGAACATGAACTTAATGAGATTGACAAGGCATTACGGGAGCTTGACTTACAAGCAGCCCGCACGTCCCTATTAGAGTTCACAAAACTAACGAATCCGAACTTTAAGGCAGGTTGGTCACATAAGATAATTGCGTACTACTTGGAAAAGTATTGGAGAGGTGAAATCAATTTAATCCTTTCCTTACCACCACGTCACAGTAAATCAGAACTTGCAAGCCGTAATTTGCCCGCGTGGGGTTTTGGTCAAAATCCTGACTATGAGATAATATCCTGCTCTTATGCAGATGCACTCGCAAGTCGAATGAATCGAGATTGTCAAAGGATAATGGAAAGTCCGATTTATCGAGAGATATTTCCGAATACGAGAATACAGGATTTACGTAAAAATGAAACGCCTATTTTCGATGATGATGGAAATGAAATTGAGATAACAGGAAACGCCCTAAAAAACAACAGTGTTTTCCAAATAGTAGGACGGCGCGGCGTATATCGTTCGGCAGGTGTAGGTGGTGGTATTACCGGTATGGGTTTTGAGCGCGGGTTAATTGATGACCCGTTCAAGGATGCAAAAGAGGCGAAAAGCTACACCGTAAGGGAAGGCGTTTGGGAATGGTACGGTTCTGTTTTCTACACCCGAAAAACACCGACGGCGAAAATATGCGTAATCATGACCCGTTGGCATGAAGACGATTTGGCGGGTAAATTGCTCGAAAGCATGAAGGAAAATAACAGTGAGCAATACACTGTTTTGAATTTACCTGCAATATGCGATAATCCTAATGAAGTTGACGCGGCTGTACTTGAAGAACTTGGATTAGAAGCGCGAAAAATAGGTGAACCATTAGACGGCAATCGGTACGACGTACCAATGTTGAATAGAATACGGCTCACAATCGGCGAAAAGGCATGGAACGCGCTCTACCAAGGCAAGCCGTCACCTGACGAAGGTGAATTGTTCAAAGTAGCGAATATCAAGATTCTTAAAGCGATACCGACGAACGTAATTAGATGGGTGCGATATTGGGATAAAGCAGGAACTGAGGGAGGCAAGGGCGCGCAAACGGCGGGCGCACTGGTAGGTATTACAAGCGCAAATGAGGTAATACTCGCAGACGTAATAAGTGGCAGATGGGCAGCACCGGAGAGGGAAAAGATAATAAAGCAAACAGCGGAACTTGACGGTAAAAAAGTCCATGTTTGGGTAGAGCAAGAACCGGGCAGTGGCGGTAAGGAAAGCGCAGAGAATACTGTCAGGAACTTGCAAGGTTATACGTGTAAAATCGAGAAAGTAACGGGTGATAAAGTTACACGGGCGGAGCCGCTTTCCTGTCAAGTCGAAATAGGTAATTTCTACGTAGTTGAGGGTGATTATCTGCATGGTCAAGAAGGCGCAATGCAACAATTTCGGATGTTTCCGAATGGCAAGTTAAAAGACATGATTGATGCAACAGGTGGTGCTTATAATAAATTAACAACAAATCAAAGTTTAATCGAAATGCTATGAACATATTCCAACGAATCTCAAAAGCGGTTAATTTTGATTTGGGTGGTGAGAAGCGCATTCAGCAACTTGCAATACTATTCAATACGGTATTCGCACGGTATGGCAGTATGTTTGCAGGTAGGACGGCGAAACAGCGAACGGCGTTAGAAGTGAGTGCAAAGGGGCTTGTTTTCACGTGCATTGACAAATACACCAAGGCAGAATTAGCAGTACCGATATTCATCAAGTTACGGACAAATCAGAAAGACTCTGTACTTGCACCTGTCAGTCATAAAGCGGTAACGTTGTTTGAAAATCCGAACCCAATTTACTCTATCTTGGAAATACGTTCAATGATAGATAAGTGGACAATGATAAACGGCAATATTTTCTTATTCACACCTGACTACGATACGAATTTTCCGCTGCAAATGTGGATACTTGACCCTACGAAAATCCGTATAGTTATGGGTACTAATGACAACTTAATCACGGGTTATGAGTACCAAGGTTTTGGCGGTGTAATGTTCTTTCCTGAAAAGCTTGTTTGCCACATTAGGACGTTAGAGCCGTCAACAACATACGAGCGGCAATTAACGGGAACGGGTATAGTTGAAGCGGCTTTAGACAGTGCAATAGTCGATGCCGAAGCGTCGGAGTTTGTAAAGCGATATTATGCGAACGATGCACGACCGCCGCAAATTTTGAGAGATGAAGACAACCTATTGCAGGATGAAACCGTAAAAAAGATATTCTTAGATGACTGGAAAAAAAAGCTACCAAACAACCAACTTGCAGCGCGGTTAATGGGCGGTATGAAAGTAGAGAGCTTGCAAGGTTCGGCAACGGACATGAATATCGTGGAAATTAACAAGCTCACAAGGCAAGGGATTACTGAGGTTTTTGGCGTACCATTGGTTATGATTGAGGGCACGTATGGCTCACGTGCAACGGCGCAAGTTGTGGAAACGTATTTCCACACTGGCAGCGTAAATCCATTTATGAGGGTAATCGACTCGGCATTAACCAAACACTTCCGACAATGGGATGAGAATATAATTATCGAACATGAATATTATGTTGACCATGATGCGGAGGAGATTAGAGCACAGCAACTGCACGAATTTTCAACAGGTCAAAAGACTATAGATGATTTTTTAAAGGCAAGCAATTTACCTACTATCGGTGAGGCAAACGGCGGTAATGCAAGATTCGTACCCGCTGGACTAACACCACTTTTGAAAGCAATCGCACCAACACCGCCGGCAGCTTTTGGAGCGCGGGAATTACCCGAAAAAAAAAAGTTCAATCTTGTAATTAAGTCAGACCCGCCGGATGAGAAGTTAATATTTTGGCGTTCGTTCGACAGCTTGACGCAGAAAAAAGCGGACACATTAAAGGGTGAAATCAGCGCGGTTTTTGCTGATTTGGAACGGGAAATATTAGGGAATATTAGTAAAAATCAGAGAGCTTACGAGGAACTACATTTCGACTTATTCGATAATCCTGAGACGCAAGCAAGTGATTTTGAGCGGGTGAAATTGGATTCCTACGACACGATTGTCAAAGCCGATTTAATCCAAGTGGCAGAACTTTTCAGTGAGGACGAATGGGTAAGGAAATTAGAAGCAGCAACGGGCGAAACTCTTACAGCCCTGCAAAAAGTGGCGTTACTCGAATCATTAAAAGCAATCGGCGAAAACATGGATTCTTTGCCGTCTGATTTTTCGGAACTAATGAAATCAGAACTAAAAAACAGCACGGCAAAAATCACTGAGAGTATAGGAACTATTCGGGAAGAAGTTCGTAATTTGCTTGCCGATAATACCGATGCAACCGCCGCTGAATTGAAGGAACTATTAACGGCAAAATTTGAAACGCTCAAAGTAAGTAGAGCCGAAACAATCGCAAAAACAAGCGCAAACCACACCACCAACGCGGCGCAAAGTACGACGTGGGGAGCGTATGATATTGATATGGTTTGGCTTACACAACGTGATGGAGATGTACGGGCTACGCACTTAGCAGCGGACGGGCAAAAACGAGATGAGAACGGAATGTATAACGTAGGTGGTGACGTAATGCCGTACCCGTGCGGCGGTGGTATAGCGGGTGAAAATGTTAATTGTCGATGTATGCAATTTCCTGAGAGGAAGAAGAAATGAAAATTAATGGAGTAAGCAAACTATTTGCCGTACCTGTAAATCCAAATACGGGCGAAACTACCGGTAAGTTGATTGAAATTACCAAGAAACGCAGCACAAAGCATCTGAGTTACGGGCGTGTTAAATATCGCGTGGAGGTGGTGAAATGATTGAAACGCAATACCTAATAACAATCAAATCTGACTTTGAATTGACAGATGAAGATAAGAAGTTATTTACTAAAACAGTTATCTCGAAATTAGGTGGTGCTATTGACGGCGAACGCTGGAGTAAGGTTATAATTGGTGCAGGATTTATAGATAAGAAAGATACTGAAAACATAACATTTATACATCATGATTGAACTAATAGCAGTCCACGAACCGACAGAAATTCGCGCAAATCACGGGCAGCTGCCACGGACTTCATTTACCGAAAATGGTGTTTATTATAGACTTATCGGCTATGTTGAAAGCGGGCACGGAACTTTATTAGGTAAGTACGAACCTGTAATTGAGCAGGAACGAAAACTACCATTATTAGAACGAATTGCAATTTGGTTTAAGGGACATATATGATACCAACATACAACAACCGAATGATAGGAACATACGAAAAACGGAGCGAGCCGAAAAAGCCGCTAATTCCACACGTGCCGTTAAGCAAATTGGAAATACCACCCGAACCGCCGTCCCTAATTCGCCGTATTCTGAAATGGTTTAAAAAATAGTTTGGAAATTACACATAACTTTATTATATTCGCAATGCAAAACAGACATTTAAACAGGGCGTTAACTTCATCGAGCGACGAACGTAGTAAATTGTTACGGCAATCCATTGAAGCACTGAAAGTTATGCCAACGAATAAACTGAAAATTTATACGCCTGAACTTCAAAGGGAAGCGGGTACGAAAAAGTAAACCGACGGTTACCGTGATAGTGTAACGAAGCACAGCCCGCCGCAAAAGCACGGGAAAGACAGTTCGATTCTGTAACACGGTCACAATTTAACTACATATCGCTCAAGGGCTTAACAACCATTTTAAGGGCAACTACTCCAAATCGGAGCGGTTGCCCTTTTTTCGTTTATGACACAAACAACATTATACTTAGTAGGTCACAACACCATGGAGAATGGTGATAATACATGGGAATTTGCAGGTATTTTCTCAAGTGAGCAAAAGGCAATAGATAATTGTTTTGATGAAACCTACTGGCTCGCAATGGTGCAATTAGACGAGGAAATACCTCAAGAACCTACGGACTTTGAATATAGCTATTACCCGAAATTACAATGACAAATTTCCAAGACAAATACGCACACTTAAAAGAACACGAAACACCCGTCGTAAAGCGCGGCAATTCGGACGTTCTTTTCCGTGCCACACCGTCCGAGGTTGTGCCGGTTGATAGTGCTGAAAATAACGTTTTCAAGTTCATTATTACCACAAATAATGTTGACCGTTACGGGGATGTAGTTGAGCCGTCCGGCATGGATGCAACGCTGTTTAATGAAAATCCTGTTTTCCTTTTCAATCATATTTCACACTCGGAGTTAATGCCGATTGGGAAATGTTTATCGCTTACACCAAGCGATACGGGCGTAATTGGCGAAACAATTATACACGGCAAAACCGAACTATCCAAGGACGCGCTTGTAATGGTGCAAGAAGGATATTTACGCGCAGTGTCGATTGGATTCATGCCGACCGAATGGGAAAATATGCCAACGGAAAAGGGTAGTTGGTGCGAGCCGCGCCGTTATACCAAATGGCAGTTATTGGAATATTCATTGGTTAATATTCCTGCAAATCCATACGCACTGATTACAAACGGCTTCATAAGTGACGTTCGTAAATGTATGGAAATCGGCAAACTCACGGCGGACGGTGCAATGGTGAAACACATTACCAACTTACTCGCAAACGGCGTTTCACCCGAATTAAAAAGAGCAATTGAGCGCGAAATGAGCGGCGGGAAAATTAACCTATTTCCCTTAGCAATCAATAAGAAAAAATTCAATTTATCAATAAAAAGGCAAATATTATGTTGACAGCTGAACAAATAGCACAAGCCCAAAGTGAGGTTATTAGAGATACGCCAACGGCAATATCGGAACACCTTGCCACGTATGGAGTAGAAGCTCCCTTAGCTGAGAAAATCGGCAAAACAGCGGGCGCAATTATCGCGATTTTATACGCGATGGAATTAGGCGAAGCGGAAACAGCAGCAGAACCCGAAACGGAAGTTGAAGGTGACACGCCGGAAGAGGCAAAGGCAATGCGATTGGTTAAATCATTCCTAACGGCGCAAAAAGCGGGCGCAACATGGAGCGCGGCAAACAGGGCGAAAATTAAAGAGGTGTACAGCAAGGTTAAGGAATTGCACGATGAAGCTAATGCAAGCAAAGAAGAATCAGCACCCGAACCGGAAACGAAATCAGTAGAGCCGGAAGAAATCGATTACACCGAATGGTTAAAAACACAGAAATAACTTATTTATAATTTTTAAAGGATTACCTCAATGGTTATCAAAATGACAGAAGACCAACTCAAAGCCCATACGGCAAAAGCAGTTGAGGACTTCGCAAAGAAACAGACAACACCCGTAGCCGGATTGTTCAACATCGGCGGTAGCAAAGTAAAAGGCTACGACGTGGACACAGTAGAAGGGCGTGGAATTGCAATAGCGCGTGGACTACGTGCAATGGCAATTGCTAAAAATGACCCGAACGCGGCGGCTAATTTGGTAAAAGATTGGCAGTCAGTCACAAAGTTTTCGAGCGATGACTTTTTGCGCGAAACATTGACCAAGGGCGCAATTTCGCCTGCTACTTTGGCAACGGGCGGTATATTCAATACGCCTAATTTGTATAATGAATTTGTAGAGATTCTTTATCCAAAATCCGTATTTCGTCAAATGGCAGGTATTCAATTTGAATCATTGCCAAGCGGCTCTATGAAGATTAACCGCGAAGCCGGTAGTGGTATTACCACAGCTTGGTTAGGCGATGCGCCTGCAACGGCAACTACAAACGCGACCGAACCGACGTTCCAAAGCTATACAATGACGGTCAAAACATTGGCGGCAACGGCGGCAATCCAAAATGCCGAATTGCGCCGTCAGGACGCGGGCACGAACATTGACCAAAAGATATTGAAAATCATTCAACGTGATGCGGCAAACGCACTGGACGTTGCATATTTCCGCTATCTTGGCGGTTCGAACGCTCCAAAAGGTTTGCGCGGTTGGATTGCAAGTGCGCAGCAAATCGCTATGAACGGAACAAAATCCATTGACACAATTACCGCCGAACTTACCAAGATGGCAAGTGACTGTGAAAGCGCAAACGTGATAATGACAAACGGATGCTATGCAATGTCGAGCCGTTCACGTTCTTACCTTGGCTCTATCCGTAACTCATACGGCGTATATGCTTTTGAGGAACTGCGCGGCGCAAATCCAACATTTAACGGTTATCCTGTCTATGTGACAAATAACATTCCAAATAACCTTGGCGGTGGTACAGAGAGCGAAATTTACTTTGTTGATGCTTCGAAAATCGTTATCGGTGACGGCGTGGACATGCAAATTAAGATTATCACAGAGGGTAATTATTTGCGCGGCGGTTCGCAAGTTTCCACATCGGTAAATGATGAAACAGCATTTACATTCCTTTCGGAAACTGATTTGTGCTTACTCTACTCGCAAGCGGGCAGCGTACTTACAGGCGTTACTTACATCTAATTTTAGAGGGGCATGAAATGATAATCTCATTTAATTACAATGTGTCGCAATATACAGTCGGTGACACAGCGGAGTTCAAAGATACCGACGTAAACGGTATTGCACGTGCAAATGGATATGTAAGCGCGGGTTATGCCGTGGTGGTAGTTGCTCAAGTCGAGCAAGAATCAATAGCAGAACCCGATGATTGGGGTGAAGAAAAACCCATAAATAAACCCAAAAAATAATTTTAAAGGAAAACTACAATGTTCTTAAACAAGGTAACGGATGCGGTGAAAATATATCAGGGCGCACTTTCGAGTTTAGCCCTTACAACCGTGGACACTATCGACCGTACTGATTTTAACAGTATGGTTGTATCTCTCAATGTTGGTGACGTATTTGGCGCGCCGTCTGCAAAGTCGATTACAGCTCAAGTAACTCACTGTGCGACGGCAAACGGAACTTATACCGATTACACGTCGGATAGAACCGGCGCGGCTTTGCTCACAATTACAGCGGCGAACACAAGCAATACGATGGAAGTCGATTTGCAGTCAGCTAATAAATACATTAAAATTATATCAGCGGCAACGTACACAGGTGGAAGTTCACCCTATACAAATCGCGCTGTTAATGTTATTCTTGGCGGTGCTCACACATTGCCACCTGCTTAATCTAAGTTATGGCATACACAAGCACTTACCCAAAAACCTTTGACCGTTTTTTACGGTTTAAGAATATCACACAGAACGCAAATCCAAGCGATGAAGAAACGCGGCTCTATGGTACATTCGATATTTGGATTGCAGGTGCTTTTGAGGCAATAACAGAGTATTGTAACCAGACAATACAGAGTACGACGGGCAAAGTCTATACGTTTGATTTTGCGAATTTAACGAACGAAAGCACGGGCAATGATTACTATTTGTTACCCGTGCTTAACGTTCCGATTACGATAAGCTCGATAGGTTATAAGAAGACGGTATTTGATACCATTACAACTATCTCAAGTTCTGACTACTCTCTCGTTGCCGTCGATGGATTGCAGAGAGTATATTTCCAAACGTGGAGCGGTTACGATATTGGATATATTACGGCAAACGTTGGTTATACAGATACCAATATGCCAGAATGGATTCACCAAGTGGCGGTGGAATTAGTGGCGGAAATATACGCAGAATCAGGATTAGGTGACAGCCGTTTAGGTGTGTCACAGAAAGCGGAAAATTTCAACGGCATTTCAGGAACGAACGCATTTTATCAACTTACCGAACGACATAAAAAGATGTTGAGAAAGTGGACTTTGGTGTTAGCATGAACGAAGCCGTATTCCAAAAAGCAATAGGTTTATTACCCGAAATTAGAGCGGACATTTTACGGCGCGTTCCGGTGGAATTGCAGGGTTTTATTGGTTTGGAAATGAATCGAACAAAAAAAGGCGATAAGAGCAAAAACACCACCAATATTTTGAACGTCCGCAAAGGCAACTTATTCCGTTCGTTCACAAAAGGCAACCCTCAAAACATCTTGAAAGACACGGGTAAAGGTGTGGAATTTGGCTCAAAAGTACCATACGCGGCGATACACGAATACGGCGGCACATTTACGCACCCCGGTACTGATAACGGCTTTGGTAAGAAAATAAAGATACCGGCTCACGATATAGCAATGCCACAACGCTCTTACTTAGCACCCGCAATCAAAGCATTCGAAGAGCAAGCATTAGAAAAATTAGTGATAAACGCCATGAAACCAATTACCAACTTATTCGCATGAATGTAGATAAGCACATTTCCACGGAAATAGCAGGGATAATTAGGGAACAGCTACCTACGTTTAATCAGTTGAATATGATTGAGGATTCGACATGGGATAAGCAAGGGAAATTTCCGTATATCTATATTTACATGCCCGAGGAGATTGACGCAAGTTTTCACTATGAGGATAACAGTAGTTTGGATTCAAAACAAACTATTTCAATCTTAGCTTACATAGGATTCAAAGCACCGACGGACGTATTAAAACAAGGGCTTTCTCAAGAGGTATACTGGGAACTTGCAAATCAGGTTAAGAAGGGTTTTCGCGGCATGATATTGACGGACTATGAGGACACCGACGAAACGGTAAAATTTGACCCTATAAAATACGCGGGCAAATATACCATAAATCCGAATAACGGCGCGGGTGTAGGATTGGGAGTTGTGCAATTTCAATTAACTGCAAAGGTAAGTGTTTTATGAGTAAAGCAGTGAAGAAAACAGCAAGCAAGCAAGCAACGGGCGCGGTAATCGGCGACTTAGCGGCAACGATTAAGGCGAATTTAGCGGCATCATCGGCACATTTATACCCTACACAAAATGAGATTGACAGCGGCGAAACACACAAATACCGTGCAGCGATAAATGAAATTATCGGCGGTGAGGGCATTGCGCCTTCGGGCTTTTTAGAAACGGTAAAGAACAGCGAACCAAGCCCGGCGGCTAAAACACCAACAATCTCAATAGTAACGATTTTCGACAAAAAGAACGCCGCGGAATGGCTCGAACAATACATGGAAAAATTACCTGTTTTGGTAGGTCACAGTATTGGAGAGATTGAGGTGATTTTATGCGAAACAATACACGACCCGAAAGCACCTGAGAACGGATTGATGCCGATTGAATCGTGTGAACTTATCGGCGGTATGAATTACAAGAAAACGTCCTACATTTACAACAGCGAATTCAACTACGCTGATGCGAGAAACGCGGCAAAGTATTTCGCTGAAGGTGAGTGGATTCTCTCACTTGACACTGATGAATACCTACTTAAAGAGCAGTTACCCGAACTGGTGAATATGGTAGCAAACGCACCAATTTCAGCGGGCGGTATTTCGGTAACGGTGTTTTCTCATATTCGAGATGGTGACAAGTGGCAACGGGACGCGCAGGCGGTCACGAGACTTTTCCGAAATGACAGGCGTATCATGTGGCAATCTCAAATTCATGAAGTTGTGAGTTTTTCCATACAACGGGCGGGGTATTTGATTTTAGATAGTACCATTACGATTTACCACCGTGGGTACGAGTGCAAACAAGACGGGATTCGGG